GTAGGAGAAGTACAACAGGCAGTTACACAAGCTTCATCTACATTAGCAGATAAGATAGCCGGTAACCAAGCTACAATCCAAGCCGCACAACAGGGTGATGCAAATGCACAATCTGCATTAGATTCGCAAGTTAAAGAAAGTAAATCTTTAATTCAAACATTAAGAGAGAAATTGAAAGCCGCTAACCCTAACTTAGATATCTAAACTAATCGGACATGAAGTGGAAACCATTAGATATTATATATGGGTTAGGATTAATACCATTGCTCCTAAGCCTCTCCCTATTCATCGCAATCTATTGGGTTGGATACTTTCCTATATGGTTGATAAAGAGGTGGTTAAAGACGAAGAAAATGGGTAAATAATTGAAATAACTATCAATAGAGATATAAAAATTTTCTTAAAAAAACGACTTGGCCCCCAACCCCCACCCCCAAAAATTATAAGTTATGAAAAAAACATTATGGACATTTGGAGATTCATTTACTCAATCATTTTCCGATAGTACCGATTCGTGGGTGAAAGTATATTGTGATTGGAAAGGATATATTCCAAAGGTATATGGCGAAATACTGGCTGATACACTTCAGTTTAATTTAATGAATTATGGTAGGGGTGGTATAGATAATTACTCTATATTCCAAAACGTGTGTAATATATCCGATAAGATATTACCAAATGATATTATTATAATAGGATGGACATCTGCCACTAGATTCCGTTTGGTAGATAAATGGGGTGAATGGAAACCAATAATACCAAAGTTTGATAGAAATGCACGTAATTTAGAAGATGTATCAAATAATACCTTAGAAGAAATATTGATTAACAGAACAAAATTAAAATATACCGATGAGGTTCATAGTTGGATAAAGTTATTAAATATCGCATTTCCTAATAATCCGGTAATACATTGGTCACCATTAGATAGAGACGTAAGTAAAAACTACATAGAAAATTTAACAAAAATATATAATGAATCAAATGGATTAATAGATGATGGACATTATGGTGAAGTTGGTCATACTCAATTGGCTAATATCTTTAGCAGTATGATTAAATCAAATACATCCATAAGAATTATATAAATTAAATTTGGAAAAGTAAATAATTATTCTTATATTGTAAGTTATGAACATTAGTGTATTAGATAAGTTGGAAAAGGGTTCAATACTATTAGATTGGTCTACATATTTAGTTCGTATGAATTTAACTTCAAAACAATTATCCAAATTGATTGATAAGTTAGATAATTGGAAATCTAATAAATCTTGTAAAACTATAATACTAATTAAGTATAAGGTATTGCCGGCATATATCACATTGAATCGTAGTGATTTCAAAAATTTGGCAAATCATTTAATGGGAGTAATGGTAAAAAAAGAAATGTATGAAGAATGCGCTCGTTTACAATTAATAATTAATAAATTATAATTTAAAAAGTAGTAAATGTTATGATTAATATACACCAAAATCTATTATCTGAAGAAGATTTATTGTTTTTGGACTCAGTATCTTCAAATTTTGTGGAAACACAAATACCACATAACAATAATAACTACGTTAGAAAAAGTTTAAACATAAAAGAAGAATTATTAGAATACCAAAAAAGATGTTCAAAATATTTACCAGATGAATATAAGTTAAGTGGGCTATGGATTAATAAAGTAACCAATGAAACAAATATTGATGATGATTTTCATAATGATGCTGCAGACTTAACAATTATTACCTATATTAATGAAGATTTTGAAGGTGGAGAATTTGAGTATTTTTTTAAGAACCAAAAAATAAAAATGATACCTCAAATAAATCATTCAATAATATTGAATAAAAAAATAAAACACCGAGTTTTAAATGTGATTAATGGATATAGATTTAGTTTAATTTCATTTTACACAATAATAGAAAAGAAAGAAAAAACACTCATATGATTGATAATATAAACATATTCGAAAACTTCCTATCAACTGAAGAATGTGGTAACATTTTAAATAAATGTAAAGCAGAATTAACATTATCAGATGCTAAAGTATATGGTAATGATTCTAATAATATACCCACTAAGACAACTAGAAAATCATCAATCGGTTGGATATCTGATTTAGGATTTTTAAATGAAAGATTAACAAATAAATTAAAAGAAACCTTTACTATAAATGGTATGGAAGTTACTGGGTTGGGAGATTATCAATTTACTGAATATAAAGAGAGTGAGTACTTTGATTGGCATACTGATAGTACCGATACAATATATAGAGATAGGTTTGCATCAATAGTAATTCAATTAAATAACAAATATACAGGTGGTATATTGGAAATTAAAAATCTTAAAGGAGAATTAGTACCAATAGAAAATAAAATTGGAACATTGTATATTTTTAATTCAAGATTACTACATAGAGTAACTCCTATTGTAACCGGCATCAGATATTCATTAGTAAATTGGATATCGTTAGTTAAAACAAATTTAGGTAAACAAAATTTAATATAAATGAAATTCATACTAATATTTACAATTGCAATTATAATTTTATATTCAATTATTGGTTGGAAACGTATTTTTGATAGATATAGAATGTTTTTAGATAAAGGTTATTGGACGGATTATAATACGATAGAATTCGCAGCATGGCTTGCTAAGGCAATTATTATTATACCTGGGTTAGTGTTTGGTGTTGAGTTATGGTATTTACATTTTCTAACACTACTCACATCTTCACTATTAATTTGGGCATCAATGAGAAAAGATTTACCTACATTGATTGCTTTCAATACAATATGGATTTGTATATCATTAACAATATTAGCAAGACACTTAATACCTTGATATGAAAAAAATAGTAATAATTGGCGGAGGTACAGCTGGTTGGTTAACTGCATTAGTTGTTAATAAGTTTTGGAAAAATACTGAAGTAACATTAATAGAAAGTTCAAAAATTGGGATATTGGGCGCAGGAGAGGGAAGTACGCCAAACTTTTCAGATATATTACGCTCATTGAATATTAACCAAAATGATTTTTTTATAAAAACCGGCTCAACAGTAAAGGAAGGTATAAAATTTTTAAATTGGGCAGAGGAAGGTTCAATTGCATTTCATGGATTCGGAGCTCCGGACCCCAACCCATTTATCCAAAAAAAACCATTTCATTTTGATGCATCATTAGTTGCTAAATATTTTAAAGAAATTGCAATTGATAGAGGAGTTAAATGGATTGATAGTGAAATTGTTAATATTACTAATATAGATGAAACTATATTAAATTTAGAATTACACGATGGTACACTTATTGACTTAGATTTTGTATTTGATTGTAGTGGATTTTATAAAATAGTAATAGATAAAGTTCATAAAGAAAAATGGATAAGTTATTCGGATTATTTAATAATGAATAAAGCCTTTGGATTTTTCTTACCGCAAACGAACAAATATACAATAAACGATATTCAATTTACACAATCAACCTCAATGAAACATGGGTGGATGTGGCAAATTGCACTTCAACATAGATGGGGATGCGGTTATGTATTTAATGATAATTATATATCAGTTGAAGATGCTAAAAAAGAAGTTGAGGAAACATTGGGTTACGAAATTAAAATACAAAAAGTATTCAATTTTAATCCTGGTAGATATGAGCGAAGCTGGATTGGTAATTCCATATCAATTGGATTATCATACGGATTTTTAGAGCCATTAGAAGCCACATCATTAATGTCAATAATAATGCAATTAAAAAAATTAATGGATATTGATTTTAATAATGATTTTAAAAATGAATACAATATTGCATGTTCAGATGTATTAGAACAAAATATGTTATTTATTAGATATCATTATTTATGTGAAAGAGAGGATACTCAATTTTGGAAAGATTGTACATCAATGCCAATACCAACTAAATTAAGGAATATACTTAATTCAAATAACGAATTGATACCAAACTCAAATATTGAATTAATTAATATGTTAGGATTAAAAATAACTAAAGAAGATGATATAACATTTTTCCCTTACAGTTACTATAATATAAATGTAAAAAATAAAAAAAGAATTAAAAATAAATTAATATAATATGGAAAAGATGTTTTTTGATGATTCCACATATATTTGGAAAACTAAATTAAACTATATAAAAGATAAACTATTGTTTTTAAAAGAAGCATATGTAGTTATAGAATCTCATCCAAATACTAAAACGGATGGATATGGTTATAAAGAAGAATGGAAACAAAATATTGATTTTATTGGTAAAATTAATACTGAAACAAAATTAGATGAAATAATTCAAATTGGCATTAATGAGTGTAAGAAATTGTACGAAACAAAAAATACAACATATAATAAAATAAACATAGATGTATGGGTAAACGTGGTTCGTTCAATTAACCCTGTTCAGGTACAATTTCAACACACGGAATTAAAAGGGATAGATAAATACCACACTCATACTGATATAAGTAAAGAAATGAAATCATTTATTCCAAATTATACTTGGGTCTATTACATTCAAATGCCAGATGTTATGGATGGGGAAGATGGAGTTTTATATTTTAAAGGTAAAAATAAAAAAGAATATTGGATTAGGCCCGAAGAAGATGATTTAATCATAATGGAGGGTGATATGCCACATGCACCCAATAATGCACCAAACTCAATAATTGATAGAATAGTT